ACTTAGCTAAAGCCACCGCTGCTGCTGCAACCCAACAATTCGTTGGCGAAGTCGGCAAAAAAGTAACACTTACTGTTACAGTTAAAAAAGAAATTATGGTTGACCGCCCGAAGTTTCATTACTACGATAGCGGCAGGTCCAATCTCCGGATGTGCCAGGATGAGCTAGGTAACATTATCGTATTCTCGGGTAGTGCAGACTTTCCACGTGAAGGTGAGACGGCTACCATCACTGCCACAGTGAAGTCTCACCGCATATACACCCGCAACGGTGTAAACACCCCTCAAACTAACATAATTCGTCCTAAAATTGTTGCTTAAAAACAACAATTCGGTTGCTTTTTTCTGGATGCTGGTGTATAATAAATACATAAATTCGAAAGACTTCCCTAATGCTTGATACCAATATCTCCCGTTCTAATCTAGCTAAGTTGTTAGCTACTGAGGACATTACCGTATCTTATAAGAAGGTTCAAACGGCTTCGTTCAACCTTATTACCCGCGAACTCATTCTCCCAATTTGGAATGACGTTACTCCTGAGATTTATGACCTGCTAGTTGGTCATGAAGTCGGTCACGCACTGGACACTCCTAAAGCTTATCTGGATGCTGCCAATGCTGGTGGACGTAACTTTGCTACATTCCTGAACGTGATTGAGGATGCACGGATTGAACGTAAAATCAAAGTGCGTTACCCCGGACTGCGCAAGCCTATGGCTATTGCGTACCGTCAATTCATTGACCGTGACTTCTTCCAGATCAAAGGCAAGGACGTTTCTAAGTTCCTGCTAATTGACAGAATCAACCTACACTTCAAAGTCGGCGCATTTTCTGGCGTTAACTTCTCAGACACCGAATTGCCTTTTGTTAAGGAAATTGAAGCGGCTGAACGGTTCGAACAGGTTAAGGATATCGCTACTCGCCTCTATGCATATTGCGAGGAAGAGTTAAAGCAAAAGCAGGAAGAGGCTGAGGATCGCCGTGCTAAACAACAGGAAGCTGGCGATGAGGATTCTAATGGCGATTTTGGTTCCGATGACCAAATGGATGATCAAGATGGTGACCAAGAAGAATCTCCTGTAGAAGATGGCAATTATTCCAATGAAGATGGTGACGATGGTGATTTTGATGAGGAAGATGCGCCTGCTCCTTCTGGATGGTCGGCTGGCAAAATGGATGAAACCGACGAAACCATTGAAGACTACAAGGACGAGGTTAAGTCTCTGACTTCCGAAGCTTTGGAAAACAATCTGAAAGGCCTTGCTGAAACAAAAAACATTCAAGTCGGCAAATTGCCTTCGGCTGCGGATTTTGACATTAAAGAAATTATCATTCCGTTCAAGGAACTTTCGTTTTTTGATCCAGCATTTTACACTTCCGAATCGTATTTGGCTGGTGCATTGAACGAATTCGAAACCAAAAACAAAAATGCTATTTCGTATTTGGTTAAAGAATTCGAAATGAAAAAGAAGGCAGCCGAGTTGCGCCGTGTTACTGTAGCAGATTCTGGTACATTGAACACCAATAAACTGCATTCTTACAAATTCAATGACGATATCTTCCGTAAGATCGGTTCTATTGCTGCTGGTAAGAATCACGGCATTGTTCTGTTTGTTGACTGGTCTGGCTCTATGCAAGACAACATGCAAGGTACCATTGAGCAATTGCTTACGTTGACTACCTTCTGCCGTAAAGTTAACATTCCGTTTGATGTATATGCATTCACTACTCAATTAGTTAATAAGTCTCTGATGGACCGCCTGAATAATGGTGGTGATGAAAGTACGTTGGAACTTAATGCTTTTGGATTGATGAACATTCTTTCTAGCAACATGAAAAACCAAACTTACAAAAAGTTTGCTAATGACTTGTTGAATTTTGCCTCTGCTATGACGAACCTATATTTAAAAGATGGTCGCCGTAATTACGCTAGAAACTACATTACGGATTGTCATGGTCTTGGCGGCACTCCTTTGAATGCGACTATCATGGTTGCAAGCGAGGTTGTTAATGCTTTCCGTGCTAAAAATAAGTGTGAGATTGTGAATGTAGTTTTTCTGACTGATGGTGAGGACAACTCCAACATCTGGACTAATGGTGATAGAACGGGTCAATACGGATACGCTACTAGAAAGATGATCGGTGCGGGCGACAAAGGTAATGTAAGCTATGTCGAGGATAAAGTTTCTCGCAAAACGTATCGTGTTGGCTATAGAGGCATTACACCAACTTTGCTTAATGTATTGAAGGATAATACACAATGCAATTTGATTGGCTTCTACATTATCGCTAAGAAAAAAACTCATTTCGATAATGCTGGTGTGCGCCTCGGTGTAAAAAACACTACCGAAGCCTATGCATCATTCAAGACTGAAAAGTTTTTTAGCATCACCGATTATGGATATGATGAATACTTTTTGATTCCTGGCGGTTCTGACTTGTCGACCGATGATGATTCTCTGGAAGATATCGTTGGCAAGGAAGCAGTAACTACCCGTAAACTGCGTGGTGCATTCCTCCAGATGAACCAAAACCGCTTGCTGAACCGGGTTTTACTGTCAAAAGTGATCAAAAAGCTTGCTTAAATGTTGTAAAAAAGCAACAACTATGAAAATAGTTGTTGACTCTATACAAAAACCATGGTATAATAGAGTTTAGATTGATTGATTTACAAGGTTTATTATGATTACGCTCCAAGAGAAAATTGATTTTATTTCCGAAGCTTCCAAACGCTACGGCGCTACAGTTACCCGCCAGCAATTGCGGGACATGATGGCAGAAGGCATCATCAAGCGCCAAATCTGGTTTGAATGCAATAAATACAGGTGTGGTCGTGCCGAGTATGCACTACCCTTTGAGGAATTCTCCCTCACTCCTCCTTCTGGTATCGTTCCCAATGCTGTCATTGAAACGGTAGAAAATGTAGTACCTATGTCCAAAAAAACAGAAATGGCTCCAGTAGTAGCCAAAGCGCCAGCCCGCATTTCGTCCGTTCAACGGATGCAAGAGGGAGCTATCATTCCTAAAGTGAATGACCTGTACGTACCGTTCGGCTTTTTCGATAACATGAAACGGATCGTAGGCTCACGCCGTTTCTATCCTGTGTTTGTTTCTGGTCTGTCTGGTAACGGCAAGACTTTCATGGTAGAACAAGCCTGTGCGCAACTCAAGGTAGAATGCCTTCGTGTTAATATCTCTCCTGAAACGGATGAGGATGACTTGATCGGTGGCTTCCGTCTGATTGATGGTGAAACAAAATGGTTCGATGGTCCTGTAGTGCAGGCTATGAAGTCTGGTGCAGTCCTGATTCTGGACGAAATTGATCGTGGCTCTAATAAGCTTATGTGTCTGCAAGGTGTGCTAGAAGGCAAAGGTCTTTTCGTTAAGAAGACTGGCGAATTCGTAGAGCCTGTGACTGGCTTTAACGTTATCGCTACTGCTAACACAAAGGGCAAGGGTGATGACAGCGGTCGGTACATGGCAGCTACAATCCTTGATGATGCGTTCCTAGAGCGTTTTCCTATCACGGTTGAGCAGGAATATCCTGACGTTAAAATTGAGACTAAAATTCTCACCAAACTGTTCACTAGCCTCGGCATCAAGGATAAAGTATTCGCCGAAAATCTGGTGAAGTGGGCTGATATCATCCGTAAGACTTTCGAGGAAGGTGCTATTGATGAATTGATTTCTACTCGCCGTTTGTCGCACATTGCCGAAGCTTACACTATCTTCAACGATAAGATGGAAGCCATTCGCTACTGTATCAACCGCTTTGATGCCGAAACCAAGACTTCATTCTTGGACTTGTACACCAAGATTGATGCCGAGACTAACATGCCAGCAGCGGCACCTGTATCAAAGCCAGTAGAAGTAGAAGAAATTCCTTTTTAATTAAGTGAATTATCTCAGAGGACCACTTGTAAGTGGTCCTTTTTTCATATATAATAGTGTATGATATTTTTTAACATGTGGAGAAATAATGGAAATTGAACTGAATCTTGAACAACTAAGAGGTAAGAAAATCTTTTTGGCAACACCTATGTACGGTGGACAATGCCATGGATCATATACCAAATCTATTGCAGACTTAATGGTAATCTGCACCCAACATGGAATTCAACTTAAGTTGTTTTACTTGTTTAACGAATCCCTAATTACTCGCGCACGAAACTATCTTGCCGATGAATTTTTGCGGAGTGATTTTGATCATTTGGTTTTTGTTGATAGCGATATCCAATTTGAACCTTATGACATTCTTGTTATGCATCACTACGCAATTAACAATCCTAATATGGGCGTTGTCTGCGGTCCGTATCCAAAGAAAGCAATTTCTTGGGAGAAGATTAAGATGGCAGTCGATAAAGGATATGCTGACAAAGACCCACAAGTCCTAGAAGACTTTGTTGGCGATTTTGTATTCAATGCAATTGACGGTATTGAAAAATTCAGCGTAGAAGAACCAGTGCAAGTGAAAGAAGGCGGCACTGGATTCATGCTTATCAAGCGTGAAGTATTTACAAACTTTGATGCAATGTGGCCAGAACGTTCGTACAAACCAGACCACGCACGTACTGTTAACTTTGATGGCAGTCGTGAGATTATGGCATACTTTGATTGTGTCATTGATCCAGAATCTAAGCGTTACCTATCTGAGGACTACATGTTCTGCCAGTATGCTAGAAAATCTGGCTCAGAAGTATGGATGCTACCGTGGCTCAAACTGAAACACGCAGGCACATTTATCTTTGGTGGATCACTTGCAGCTATGGCAGCAATCGGTGCGTCAGCAACAGCAGATAGAAACTCACCAAAACGATAATCAAAATGACACCAGATTATAAATTTGGTGAAGATGTGATCCTTCAAGAACTGAAGGATTACATTGATGCTACCTACAATTTACACTACGCAAGAACCAAATTCCAAGCTACAGAGTTTATCATTGATTCTGGACATGGAGAAGGCTTTGCGCTAGGCAATATTATGAAGTACACACAGAGGTATGGTAAAAAGAATGGAAAGAACATAGCAGACTTGCTAAAGATTCTCCACTATGCTATAATGGCTGTACATGTACATAAAACTAATGAAGAAGGAAAATTATGAAACTCAGTGAAGCTACAATAAATGTTCTAAAGAACTTTTCAACAATCAATACAGGACTTGTATTCAAACAAGGCAATGTATTGCGCACAATCTCTAAAGGACAAACTGTTCTTGCTAAGGCAACTATTCCGGACAGCTTTGATAACGACTTTACTATCTATGACTTGAATCGGTTCTTGTCTTTGATCGGCACTCTTGACTTACCTGAACTAGCTTTCAAAGAAGGCGAAAAGAATATCAAGATCATATCTGGTAAATCTAAGACTACTTATGGGTTGTCTGACGAATCTATGGTTGTTGCACCTCCAGTTAAAGATATCAGGGTTGAAAATCCAGAAGTAAGCTTCATTTTAACTAAAGATGATCTTGCCCAGGTATTACAAATGGCTGGTATATTGGGTCTTCCTAATATTGCATTGCGAGGTGATCGAAACAAAATGACCCTTGTTGCGTTAGACGTAAAGAATGCCGATACAGACGTTTTCTCGGTTGAAGTCGGTACTACTACAGCAGAATTCGAGGCATTGTTTGTTACTGAAAACTTCAAGATGGTTCCCGCGGACTATAATGTTTCAGTCTCCTTTAAGGGCATTTCACACCTCAAGCATACCACTGAACCACTCGAATACTGGTTATGCCTTGAGCCGAAATCCAACCACGTAGAGTAATTCATGGAGAAACTGTTAATTAAAGTACCAGTCTCTCTTGGAGAACTTGTCGATAAGATTACTATTCTTAGGATCAAACAAGCATGTATGACAGATGAAGAAAAACTGTCTAACGTAACGCATGAATATAATATGCTTGTTGCTATTCCAGAATATGTTGCAGTTAAAGATACCATTGCATCACAAGAAGCGGAATTACATAAAGTGAATCAGCGCCTCTGGTATTATGAAGAAGATATCCGCGACTTTGGTAAGATGCAAAATCCAAACACCACTTCATACATGCAAGTCGCAAAAGGCATCCACATCACAAACGATGAACGCGGCCGAATCAAAAAAGAAATCAATATTATGTGTAACTCTGAACTAGTAGAGGAAAAATCTTATGAGTAATGTTATCGTACCATCTTCACCTGAAGACCGCAAGAAAATCAAAGATGCATTGATTGAAATTTCAGCATCACTCACGCGCATGGAAGCGGAACGTGATTTAATCAAGGACATCCTTGCTGAAGTAGAAGATAAGTTTGAGTTGCCTAAAAAGTATACTCGCAAACTTGCTAAGATTTATCATAAGCAAAACTATGCTGAGATTCGCCAAGAGCAAGATGACGTAGAGACTCTATACGAAACTGTAACTGGACCAGCAGCATGACAGTAAATACTAAGCGGAGTTTTCTAAGAGGCGCAGGTTTATTTGGACTCATTGCTGGTATCGGTGGAGCAGCAGTAGCAGAATCTCTGCCTGCTCCATTACCTGCATTGCCAGAAGTAAAAGAGGACATTAGTCATCTAGCACCACCACAGAATGCTACTACTATTCAATTTACAGGCGCATATGGCAAACAGCCAGAGCCTCAACCTGTGGGTGTCACATGTGGCAATTCTTTTTACGTCAATGGATTCAATCAAGAAACTACACACAAAGTATCCATGTCTGTTGGACTTGACAATCGCCTTTGGATAAAAGTTGGTGATGAATGGCGCCGTGTCGCATTGGAATCTTAACATTGTGTTTGCATTCTAACATCGCCTATGTTACAATACGTAGGTGATGTTACATTATTATTATGAGGTATATTGATGATTGAAGATTTCTTATGGGTCGAGAAGTATCGCCCTAAGACTGTAGAAGAGACTATTCTTCCTGCTGATCTTAAAACTGCATTTGCAAAATTCGTGTCAAATGGAAATATTCCTAATTTGATTCTGACTGGTGGTGCTGGCGTTGGTAAGACTACTATCGCTAGAGCAATGCTTGAAGAACTTGGGTGTTCTTATATCGTAATCAACGGATCGATGAACGGCAACATCGATACCTTGCGGAATGAAATTAAAAATTTCGCATCTACTATGTCATTTAAAGGCGGTCGTAAATATGTTATCCTGGATGAAGCAGACTATCTCAACCCTACTAGCACACAGCCAGCTTTGCGCAACTTCATGGAAGAGTTTTCTGCTAATTGTGGCTTTATCCTTACTTGCAACTTTCTTAATCGTATCATCCAGCCTCTACACTCAAGATGCTCAGTTATTCAATTTAAGATAAGCAATACAGATAAGCCAAAGCTTGCTGCACAATTCTTTAAGCGTGTTAGTGGCATTCTACAAAAAGAAGGTATTGAGTTTGAGCCTCCTGTTGTTGCAGAAGTAATCAAGAAACACTTTCCTGATTGGCGCAGAACGTTGAACGAACTTCAACGATACTCTAGCACAGGTAAGATTGACACTGGCATTCTAGCTAATGTCGTTGAGGTGTCTATCAAGAATCTTCTTGATACACTTCGGACAAAAGACTTCTCTACAATGCGCAAGTGGGTTAATGAAAACAATGACAATGATTCGTCAGTGATCTTTCGCAACCTGTTTGATAACATTCTAGAGTACGTTGAACCAGCATCCGTGCCTGTGTTCATTATGCTCCTGTCTGAGTATCAATACAAAGCTGCATTCGTTGCTAATCCTGAAATCAATATGGCTGCGTTCCTGACTGAGGTCATGGCATCGTGTGATATCAAATGACACAAGTTCCTGAAGTTAAAATGCAGATGCTTGGCAACTACGGTGAACGAATCGTAGGTGAAATGCTGCGCTCTATTGGATATGATGTAGTTTATTCAGATGATCCTTACGACAGTAACAAAGATATGACTGTCAATGGATCGACTGTTGAGATTAAGACTCAAGTGCCTTTCTACTCAGAAAGAGCATTCTCTATTAGTGCTAAACAATTGAGAAAATGTAATAGTGTTGACTATGTTATATTTGTTGCAGTACCTTCATTGAACATGACCAGCATTGGCCGGGGCAACTCTATCGATGGCAACATCTACTGCGTAGATCCACAGATAGCTAAATGGCGCAGTAAGATTAAAAACAATGGCCGTTCAATTTATTTGATGGATATCAATCAGCCTGGAGTAACAATATGCCACAAAATAACAGATCAAAAAATTCTGAACAGTCTGAAAAAGCTAACAACAAGCAAGGCATAATCTTAGATGGTGTTGAGTACGATCCGTTTTCTCTTCTGAAGATTGTTTCACACACTAAAAAAGATCCATTCAAAGACTTGGAGAACCCAGAACTCCTAGACAAATACTACAAAGAAAAGTGTGCATGGATCATTAACACTGGACTCTCTCTGTTTCCCGATTCAATTCTGGCTGCTAATGAAATGAACCGAAGTTCCCACCTAGACGGAAGACTTCAATTCACGTATTTACTAAATACTCTTAGACCTAGGAATAGGTACGAGAAGTGGTTGAAAAATCGTGTGTCGCAAGAAGTTAAAGACGTTTCGGAATATTATGGTTACAACATTACCAGAGCCAAAGAAGCCCTTAAGATTCTCTCCGATGAAGATTTAAAGATCATTCATACTAAATTAGAAAAAGGTGGATAGAACACCGGGGAGATGTTATGGACATTGAAAGATTATTGGAGATCACGCTTGCTGAAAAAGATGATTTCCTAAAGATAAGAGAAACTCTTACTAGAATTGGAGTGGCTTCAAGAAAAGAAAACAAATTGTTCCAGTCGTGCCACATTCTCCACAAGCGTGGTAAATATTACATTGTACATTTTAAAGAGTTGTTTGCACTAGATGGTAAAGACACCGACTTTGATGATGATGACTTGGGTAGACGGAACACTATTGCGAACTTGTTGGCTGAATGGGGATTGCTTAAGATTGTTGATCCCGAAAAATCAAAAGACCCTATCGCACCTCTGTCACACATCAAAGTAATTTCATATTCCGAAAGAACAAAGTGGGAACTTGTTACTAAATATAGTATCGGCAACAACACCAGAAGGACAAATTAAAATGGAAGAACTAATTCAAGCACTCAAAGTAAATTTGGCATCACATTATGCTTTTTATCTAAAGACACATTACTATCACTGGAATGTCACTGGTCCAGATTTCTTTGAATACCACACAATGCTAGAAGCTATCTATCAAGAAGTTTATGGTGTAGTAGATCAAATTGCAGAAGAAATTCGCGCATTAGATGCATATGCTCCAGGTAGTTTTAGTAGATATGGCGAATTATCTGTGATTAAAGATGATGAAACAATTCCTCCAGCTATGGCAATGCTTAGTAATTTGCTTTACGATATTGTGCTAATTCAAAACAATATCAAAGTCGTTTACGATTTAGCCGAACAGAATGGAATGCACAATCTATCCAATCTTATGGCTGACCGCCAAGATGCGTTTCGAAAACACGCTTGGTTCTTAAAATCAACGTTGAAGTGACTTGACAAACGTTGAAAAATATGAGATAATGTTATCTCAGTACCGCTAAGACCTCTTAGCATTTTTATCATTAAATACTCGAAAGGTATATTATTATGGCATTTGTAAAATCAAACAAAACTCAGGCAGAACTCTTGGTATCGTATTTGCGCGGCAAGGGACGTGGCATTACTGCACCTCAAGCTAACGCATTGTTCGGCGTAAAGAATCTACGCGCACGTATGAGCGACCTCCGCATGGAAGGCTTCAAGGTTCGTACTTCTGTAAATACAGAAGGACGTACAAAATATTACGTATCACGCCGTAAAATCGGTCAAGCGTAATATAAATAATTCTCAGGGATGGGAAGATAGGCTGGTACCCTATTCAATCACTACCAAAGAACCCACCTTAGGGCTGTTGTCGTCAACGGTAATTGGCGTCCGAGCAATTGAACTGCACCGCGTTAGTGTGCCCTGTATAAAGTAAGCAGGACAATCCGCACTGCCTTCGGGGGTGCATACAAAACTTAACTCGCTTAATAGGAGAAAACTATGACAGACTTTAAAATCGGTAAAATCTCATTTGGTCCAGCATTCAAAGACTTTGATAAATATTTCGTAGGCTTTGAAGATCAACTGAACCACATGCAAAGGCTTCACGCTGATGTAACAAAACACATTCCCGGATATCCTCCATACAACATCAAGAAGACTGGTGATAATACATACAGTATTGAACTTGCGGTTGCTGGATTCGCACAAAGCGAAATTGATATCGAAATTGATGATGGTAAACTTATCGTCAAAGGCAATGTAGCTTCAAAAGAAAATGAAAAAGAAGAAGACTTCTTATTCAAAGGTATTGCTAATCGTGGGTTCACTCGCGCATTCGCTATTGCTGATCAATTTGAAGTTAAAGACGCAGAGCTATTCAATGGTATGCTAAAGATCGTTTTAGATCGTTTGGTGCCAGAAGAAAAGATGCCAAAGAAAGTGCCAGTAAAGACTAAAGGCAGCAAGCAATATTTGACGGAAGAAGATTTATGATGACTAGCATCTTAGATTCACTTTCAAATGTCGTATCATTTATTTTACGTGACAGAACTCAGACATTAGAGCAATACATCATTGCAAATAATCCTCAGGACTCTGCACAAGTAGAACATCTGGAACGACAATACAGTATGCGTAATTCACTAGGAAGACTTATCTAATAGTGAACAACACACAAGGGTGCCACTCGGCACCCATTTTTATTATAGGATTATAAAATGAGCGAACTTAGAATTTTAAAATTAATTTCTGGTGAAGAAATTGTCGGTGATATTTTATCAGACACCGCAGATGGTGTACTAATTCAAGACCCATGCAGTTTAGGACTTATGCAAAGTCCAACAGGCCCAAGACTAAACATGATGCCGATGTTGCTTTTCTCTGAGCAGAAAAAGGTACAACTTCAAAAATCACATATTCTCTACAACGTAACGGTTGCACAAGAGATTCAAAACAAGTATAATGAGATATACGGTTCAGGAATCATCCTGCCAAAACCATCGGCAATTATTAAATAATGAAATTTTATACAAACTTTAGCAAGTACGGTAACACAGTCCTCGTCCGAGGTTACGACAACGGACGTAGGTTTGCAGAGAGATTGAACTACAATCCTACGCTATACTTGTCATCGCGTGAAGCAACCAAATTCACTACACTTGATGGCTCATATGTTTCTCCTGTGAAGCAGGGAACGATGAGTGACGCAATGGAGTTTGTTAAAAAGTATGATAGTGTCGATAACTTCTCTATCTATGGATCAACCAACTTTCAATACGTATGCATTGATGAAGAGTATCCTGGTAAACTTGACTATGACCAGTCGTTAATTAAAATTGCAAACATTGACATTGAGGTTGGCTCAGAGAATGGATTTCCAGAGCCAGCTAGTGCTAGTGAAGTGATCACTGCAATTACTTTCAAGATTGATGATCACTATCATGTGTTCGGTTGTGACTTCTTTATGAGTGAACGCAAAGATGTTACCTACTATGAATGCAACAATGAGAATGCATTGATCATGAAGTTCCTTGAGCTATGGGAAATCACTTCACCTGATATTGTGACTGGTTGGAATGTCCAGTTCTTTGATATTCCATATCTTGTCAATCGGATCAATCGACTTGTTGGTGAAGAAACTGCAAAGCGCCTGTCTCCTTGGAAGCGTATCAATAGCCGCAATACAAAGATCATGAACCGTGAGCAGGTTGCGTATGAACTTGTTGGCATTACGGTGCTTGACTACCTTGAGCTATACAAAAAGTTTACTTACTCACAACAAGAAAGCTTTAGACTAGACCACATTGCATTCATTGAACTCGGCGAACGCAAGCTTGACTACTCTGAGGTAGAGAATCTGCACCAATTGTACAAGACAAACTTTCAAAAGTTTATTGAGTACAACATTCATGACGTTGAACTTGTTGATAGAATTGACAATAAGATGCAATTGATTGACATGGCACTTGCACTTGCATATGACGCTAAGGTGAACTACGGTGACGTATTCACGCAGGTGCGCATGTGGGACACATTGATTCACAATGAACTGCTAGAGCGTGGCATTGTTGTGCCGCAGAACGTTAGCACTCCAAAGAATGCGCAGTATGCTGGTGGTTATGTAAAAGATCCAATTGTCGGCAAGCATGAATGGGTTGTGTCGTTTGACTTGAACAGTCTGTATCCGCACTTGATTATGCAATACAATATTTCTCCTGAGACACTGGTGCAAGGCAAGCATGTTCCTATCACAGTTGATGCATTGCTAGTTCACAAATACAGTGGCATTGAAGATGAATATTGCATGGCAGCAAACGGACATTTCTTTAAGCGTGACAAACAGGGCTTCTTGCCTGCAATGATGGAACGCATGTACAATGACCGATCAATGTACAAAAAGAAAATGATTCAGTCTCAGAAAGACTATGAAGCAGCAACTACTCCTGAAGCAAAGCGCAAAGAGAGCTATCAGATTTCGAAATACAAGAATCTCCAGTTAGCTAAGAAGGTTCAATTGAACTCAGCTTATGGTGCATTAGGCAATGAGTACTTCCGATTCTTTGACATTCGCCAAGCAGAAGCTATCACTCTATCTGGTCAGTTAGCTATTCGTTGGATTGAAAATGAAATGAATGGATACCTGAACAAACTCCTAAAAACAGAATACGTTGACTATGTTATTGCATCCGATACCGATTCGATCTATGTACATCTCGGTCCTCTTGTACAAAAGATTTACGGTGTTGACGGTAAAGTTTCTATGCCAAAAGAAAAGATTGTAGAGTTTATCGACAAGGTGTGTGAGCAAAAGCTTCAGCCGTTCATTGATAAGTCGTATCAAAAGCTTGCCGATAACATGAATGCATTTGACCAAAAGATGCAGATGAAGCGCGAATCAATTGCAGACACTGGAATCTGGACTGCAAAGAAGCGATACATCCTGAACGTATGGGATAATGAAGGTGTTCGCTATGCGAAGCCTAAGCTTAAGATGATGGGTATTGAAGCAGTGAAGTCTTCTACACCAGCATCATGCCGTGATAAGATTAAAGAAGCACTTGAGTTGATCATAACTGGTACTGAAAAAGAGTTTCAAGCATTCAATGCAAAATTCAAAGAAGAGTTTAAGACATTGCCATTTGAATCGGTTGCGTTTCCCAGAGGCGTAAGTGAGTTGACTAAATATAGTGATAACGTGTTGCTATATGGCAAAGGTACTCCTATTCATGTTCGTGGTTCTCTAGTGTATAACAACCTATTGAAGAAACACAATCTTGAGAAGAGATATCAGCCAATCAAAGATGGCGACAAAGTTAAATTTTGTTATATGAAAGTTCCAAACCCAACGCAAGAAAACGTTCTCTCCGTAGTGAACATGTTGCCAAAAGAAATGCAGCTTGAGAAGTATATTGATTATGATCTGCAATTCGATAAAGCTTACATTGATCCCATGAAGAGTATTGTAACTACGTTCGGATGGAATACGGAGTATAAATCAAACTTACTAGGATTTTTCTAATGTCAACCATACCACAAGAATATTTAACAATTCGTCATGAAGAAGATTTTGGGTTTAGCGCAGTAGATGAAATTGAACTTAAGCAGGTCACCGACACAAACACGCTAGAGACAAAGGTCATTCGTGAAACTGTATCGTCATCAGGCGAAGCAGTCACTCGCCTTGAAGAGAAGGTCGATTCTATTCTACAGCTATACAGAGATGGCAAGCTAGGGCTAGAAGCCGAACGCACAGAGTTATTGGCTACAACTTCAGGCAAGCTAAAGGAGTTAGAGCAAATCATTATGCCTTTGCTTATCAATCTAATGAAGACACCAGACAAAGAGTACATCTACTGGCCTAACCGTAAAGATAAAATTCAAGAGCAGGTCGACAAGATTTTAGCTATCACTAGGGCATAACATGGGATTCGTTCTTCTATTATTTTTCAATGCATTGCTATTGTCTAGTATCGCAGCGTACTATTCAATAGCAGGCTTGATTGCAATATTCTCAGCAGCACCTTTATCTATCGCAATGATGGGTGGTTCATTAGAGCTTGCTAAACTTGTAACAGTTAGTTGGCTCTATAGAAACTGGGATGATGCACCTAGAATAATGAAATACTACTTCACAATGGCAGTAGTCGTTTTGATGTTTATCACATCATTGGGCATCTTTGGATTCTTATCTAAAGCGCATACTGAACAAGGAAGTGCAAACTCGAATCTTACTGCACAGATTGAAATATATGATGATAAAATCAAAATCGAAAAAGATAATATTGAAACAGACCGTAAGGCGCTTAAACAAATGGATGAGGGAGTGGACCAAGTATTGGGCCGCTCAACAACAGAAACGGGTGCCGAAAAAGCTGTGGCTATGCGTAAGTCCCAGCAGAAAGAACGTACTCGCATTC